CGATTGATGAAGAGTTAGCATATTTAAAAACTATTAGTTATCGTGAACAACAGCAAAACGGTAATTATAGATCTGATGATTCATATTTATTACGTCAAGAAAAATTAAAAAATATAAAAAACTTATTAGGAGAAGCTGTAAATAAATTTACAACAAATGTTTTAAACTCAAAACAAAGATTGGTTATTACTCAATGTTGGGCAAATAGAAACCCAAAAGGGTCCAAGCATCATGAACATGTGCATCCTAATAGTATTATATCTGGTGTAATGTATTTTCAAATAAACGAAAAATTACCACCTATATCTTTTTCAAAAGATAGACAAGATGGTATGAAATTAAACCCAGAAAAATATAATCACGTAAACTCAGAATCTTTTATGTTGCCTTGTAAACCAGGTGAACTAATATTATTTCCATCATCATTAAAACATAGTGTACCAATAAACCAAGGTGATGAAGATAGGATAAGTGTATCATTTAATACATTTTGTATTGATGTAATAGGAGCGGAACAATCACTAACTCATTTAGATATAAGGAGGTTAATGAATGAGCACAATTAAAAGTTATATATATGTAGAAAATCACATACCAAAAGAAGTATGTGAAGCATTAATAGATGAATGCAACAAAGGTATTTGGAAAAAACATACTTGGAATAATTATGCCTCTGGTGAAAATTCATCAGAACCTACAAAAGAGTTAGATGTAATGAATTGCACTAAAGAACAACAAGCAAAGATAACACCTTATCTTGTTAAAGCATTAACTGAGTATCAAGAAAAGCATAGTGTGCCAGGGCAAAAGACTCAAGGACCATGGCTAACTAAATTTAGTCCAATACGTTTTAACAGGTATCCTGTAGGCACTATGATGAGAGAACACTATGATCATATACACAGTATATTTGATGGTCAGATGAAAGGAGTGCCTTTAGTGTCTATTGTAGCTAATTTAAATGAAGCCTATGAAGGCTCTGAATTCTATTGCAGAGGAGAGAAAATTGAGTTAAAAACAGGTGACATACTATTGTTTCCATCTAATTTCATGTATCCTCATGAAGTTAAAGAAACAATAAAAGGCACCCGATACTCGTTTGTAAGCTGGGCCTTTTAATATATAATGAGGTCATATGTTACAAAAGATAGGATTTGCACCCGGAATTAATAAACAAATATCTGAAACTACAGCTGAAAGTCAATGGGTAGATTGTGATAACGTTCGTTTTAGATACGGGACACCAGAAAAAATAGGGGGCTGGAAGCAATTAGGGGATGATGCTCTTACCGGAGCAGGCAGAGGTCTTCATCATTTTGTAAATACCTTAAGTAGGAAATATGCGATTATAGGAACAAACAGAATTTTATATGCATTTTCAGGTGGAGTCTATTACGATATTCATCCTATTAAAACTACAACTACATTAACGAGTGCATTTAGCACGACTAACGGATCACCAACTGTTACAATAACTTTCAGTGGTTCTCATAACATATCAGCACAAGATATAATATTATTAGATAATTTTTCTGCAATTACTAACTCTAATTTTGCAGCTGCAGATTTTAACGATAAAAAATTTATGGTAACAACTGTTCCTAATAGCACAACTTTAACAATTACAATGCCTTCAAACGAATCTGGATCTGGCGCAACTACATCAGGTGGTATTAGAGTTCAACATTACTACCCTGTAGGACCTGCTGTACAAGCAAAAGGTTTTGGTTGGTCATTGGGATCATGGGGTGGTGAAGTATCAGGTGAACCAACAACCACTTTACAAAATGGTATTACAGACACTGCAACAACAGGCATTATATTAGTAGATTCATCACAGTTTCCAACAACAGGTACAAATTTTATTATTATAGATAGCGAAGAAATATCTTACACAGGTATTGCAACCACTGGAGAACTTACAGGTGTAACAAGAGGTGTAGCAGGGACAACTGCAGCAGCTCATAGTGGTGGTGCAACAATTACAAGTTCTACAAATTTTGTAGCATGGGGTGAAGCAGCATCAGGAGATTTGGTTCTTGAACCTGGTATGTGGTCATTAGATAATTTTGGAGATAAAGCTATTTGTTTAATTCATGACAGTGCTGTGTTTGAATGGAATTCTGCAGCAACAGATGCAACATCAAATAGAGCAACTATTATATCTGGTGCACCAACAGCGTCACGTCATATGTTAGTATCTACACCCGATCGTCACTTAGTATTTTTTGGAACTGAAACAACTATTGGAACACCTTCTACACAAGATGATATGTTTATTAGATTCTCTGATCAAGAGGATATAAATACTTACACACCTACAGCAACCAATACAGCTGGTACACAGAGACTGGCCGATGGATCACAGATTAGGGGAGCAATCAGAGGTAGAGATGCAATTTATGTTTGGACTGATACTGCATTGTTCACACAACGTTTTGTTGGTCAACCTTTTACCTTTGCGTTTGCACAAGTTGGAACTAACTGTGGGTTGGTTGGACAAAATGCTTGTGTTGAAGTTGATGGTTCTGCATATTGGATGTCAGAAAATGGTTTCTTTAGATATGCTGGTAAACTAGAATCACTATCTTGCTTAGTAGAAGATCACGTATATGATGATATAAATTTAGAATCAGGTAATCAAATGGTATCTGCAGGATTAAATAATTTGTTCGGTGAAGTAATATGGTTTTATCCAACATCTTCATCATCAGTTGTAAACAGAATGGTTGCATATAACTATTTTGATTCACGCCCAGACAGACCAGTTTGGACAAACGGAACATTAGCTAGAACTATGTGGGAAGACTCTGCAGTATTTGGTAGTCCACATGCTTTAGAATATAGCGCAGCAGTAGATACATCTTTTGATGTTGTAGGAAACACGGAGGGTTCTACAATATACTATCAACACGAAACAGGGACCGATCAAGTTAAGGGCGGTGCAACTACAGCAATTGTTGCAAGTATTGAATCAGGAGATTTTGATATTAGTCAAAGAAGATCTATTTCAGGAAAATCTACTGGTATAGCTGATATTAGAGGAGATGGTGAGTTTATAATGAAGATAAGAAGGTTTATACCTGACTTCATATCACAAACGGGTAATACACAAGTTACATTACAATTAAGAAATTTTCCTAGCGACTCACGAAGTGGATCATCACTTGGACCTTTTACTGTTTCATCATCTACACAAAAAGTAGATACACGAGCAAGAGCTAGAGCTATTGCATTAAAAATTGCAAATACAACAACTAATCAAAGTTGGAAGTTAGGAACTTTCAGATTAGACATACAACCTGATGGACGGAGATAATGGCTAAAATAGTACAAGTATTAACAAGACCTAGTTCAGAATATGACTTACCTACAGCAGAGGCTCAAGTAAGGGATCTTGATGCAATTGTAGAAAAATTAAATACTACGTTTCAACAAGAATTAAAGGATGAAGTAGAAGCTGAAAACTTCTTTTTAAATTAATGGCTAATAGTTTTATAAATAAAAAAGTAGATTTAACTACAACAGATTTAACTACACTGTATACAGTCCCTAGTTTTAAGACGGCTGTTGTTAAATCTTTATTAGTATCCGAGGACGCTGGATCAGGGACTACAATAACTATAACATTAGTTAACGCAAGTGGTGCTATATTTAGTTTATTTAAAACTAAAACTATTGCATCTAACACTACCACAGAACTTTTGACTCAACCTCTTGTAATGGAGGAAAGTGAGGTTTTAAAAGTACAAGCTGCTGACGCAAACGAGCTGCACGTCATAGCTTCAATATTAGAAATACAGCCAAGAGAGGTAACAACATAGTGAAAGATATACCAACAATAGAGCCAAAAGAGATAATAGAAACTATTAGCAATATTAAGACAGGTGAGATATACAAGAATGATGAGGAATGGAAAGCAAAAGGGATTCCTCAAGAAGATATTAGAAAAGATGTTAGGGTAATTATGCCTAGTCTTGATCTGTTTGGGGAAACAAAATAATGGCTAAAAAACCAATAGTACAAGGAGGAGTAGAAAATTATTTAGGTAAACAACCACAAGTTGTTGCACCTAGAAAATGGCAATCTAGTCCTGACGCACCACCTACAGAACTTGCATATATTACAAAAGAGGAAAAAGATTTAATACTTAAAAAAGATATACACGGATCATTAGATAAAGGTCCTAACATGGGTCCATCAGGAATTATGTCGCTTGATAGTTTTGGTGATGTAGGTGGTGGAGGAGCTGCTGGTGGAGATACAGATGCTGGCGGAGGATATGATTCAGGCCCTGGAGGCGGAGGCTTTTCTGGTAAAGGACCAGGAGAATCCGATAGAGATTTTGATAGAAGAACAGCAAATGAAAGAGCTGCATTACAGATAGCAGAAAGAGCACAAGCTAAAGCACTTGGCGAAAAAGAAAGACGAAACATAGCTCTTGCATCATATGGTCCATTACAAAAATTTACAGGTAGAAGTCGTTTTTTTGGTGGTGCAAATAAATTTGGATACACAGATACGTTACCTGATGGTTCTCTTAAACCAGGTTTTGGTGGAAGATTATTTGGTGGACTAATGAGTTTATTAACAGGTATACCTTTTGTGGGTGGTGCCATAGGTAGTATGTATGATAAAGGCAAAGGTATATTTGGTTCTCAACCAAGAGATATGTCTGAGTTTAATAGACTAGGTTTGTTTGGTCTCCCTCCAGGAACATTAGATGAAGAAGATAAGATATCTCAAGCGTTAACTGAAGCACAACTTAGAGGGTTTTCTAGATTTGGAGACATAGGTCTTCCAAATCAAACTAATATTACTGGCACTAATTATCCGGGAAGCAATCAAAATTTAATGACAACAGGTGTGCAAGAAGGACCTTACTCAAACATGCTTGATTATTTAGAAACAAATACTGGTACTGGTGGTATAACTAGGACAGAACAATTCGATAATTCACCTTATGGCAAAATTGGTGAAGACATGGTGCCATAAGCTATTGATTATAGGAGAAAAAGTATATAAAAAGGATAAACTATGGCAATTTCAAGAAGTATGATGGAAAGACAACTACGTAATATGGGTGGACTTATGACACTAGAAGAGCCAAGACAAGGTTATTTTCTAGGTAAGATTGTAAGAAAAGCTAAAAAAGCTGTAAAGAAAGTTGTTAAATCACCATTAGGTAAAGCTGCATTATTAGGTGCAGGTATTTATGGATTAGGTGGTGGATTTGGTCCAGCTGGTTTTAGTAAAGCTTTACTTAAATCAAGAACTATTTCTCCTTTTTTATCGGGCGGTAAACTTAGTACCATAGGAGATATTTTTAGAGTAGGCGGTGAAGCAGGAAACAAATTTAGTGCATTAAGATTATTAGGTGGTGGATTAGGTGCTACAGCATTAGCTGCACCATTTTTTATGGGTGGTGATGAAGAGGAGATGATAGACCCAGGTGTTGATGTTTCAGGTATACAACCAATGGTATCTAATATTAGAGGTCAAGCTCAAGAATTTTATAGAAATCCTGCTGCAGCTGCAGCTTCTGGTTTATTTTTTATGCCACAAAAACAATTTGTACAACCTTCTTTCTTTGCTGCTGATGGTGGACTAGCTGATATACCAAGAGAAGGATATGCAGAAGGTGGTATTATGGATCTAGGTGGTATGGAAAAAGATTACAGAGAAGGTGGTTTTGTACCACTAGGAGCTGAGGAAAGAGCGGATGATGTACCGGCTAGACTTAGCAAGAATGAATTTGTATTTACAGCAGACGCTGTAAGAAATGCAGGCGGAGGCGATATAGACAAAGGAGCTGAAGTTATGCAAAATATGATGGACAACTTAGAGGCAGGTGGTATGATATCTGAAGAATCTCAGGGTATGGAAAATCCTGCACAAGAAATGTTTAATCAAGCACAAATGTTGGAAAATAGGATAGTATAATGGCATTACCAGATTATTTACAAGAAGCGGGAAAAGATTTTGCCAAACAGTTAACGGCACAAACAGCTGCACCTATAGATACAACAAAATTTACAGGTCGTCAGTTTGTTGCCGGTGAAGATCCATTACAATCACAAGCAATAAATCTTGCAACGCAAGGTATAGGTGGCTTTCAACCTTTCTTAACATCAGCTCAACAAGCTATAACACAGGGTGGACAAACACTTGGACAGGTTGGACAAGATGTTTCAGGACTCGGACAATTTATGGGTAGTGGAGCAGGGACCGGGGCTGGATCAATCGCAGATTTTCAATCACCATTTCAACAACAAGTTATTGATGAATCATTAAGACAATTTGATTTATCAAGACAAGGTGGATTACAAAACATATCTGATATGGCAGTAGCGCAAGGAGCGTTTGGTGGTGGTAGACAAGGTGCATTAGAAGGACAGTTTATGGCCGACACTGCATTGGGTAGAGCAGGACTTGAAGCACAATTAAGAGCACAAGGTTTTGCAGATGCAGCAGCAAGAAGAGGACAAGCATTTGGACAACAACAATCATTAGCAGCTCAAAGATCTGCACTAGCAAATCAACAAGCAGGTTTAGCTAACCAACAGTTTGGATTATCTAATTTTCAACAAGCAGGTAGAGCTGCAGATGTAGCTAACCTAGGTCAGCTTGGTGCATTTAGACAAGGATTATCACAATCACAATTAGCAGCCGACCAACAGGCAGCACAAACAGCAGCTTTTGAACCATTTACTAGATTAGATAGATTTGGAGCAGGAATTACAGGTCTTGCTGGAGGTGTGGGAGGACCACAATTTGAAGCGCCTGCAGCTCCTAGTCCATTCTCTACAGCTTTAAGTACAGCACTAGGTATCGGCGGACTGTTCGGAAAATTTAGGTAAGATATGAGACCATTAAATAGACCAATGTTTAAATACGGTGGCCCTATCAAAGAGGGTATCATGCAAGGTATGAAAGAACCACAAGCTATTAATACTGTTGGTAGTCCATTAGCACCTACAGATGCAAGTGGTCGTCAAGGATATGCATTACCTTTAATGTTTTTAGCAGGACAAGCTGCAAGAACAGCGTTGGCACCTTTAGGTAGATTTGCAATGCGAAAATTTGCAGGACCTAATCTTCCAATGATAGGTGGAAAAAGATTATTAACAATGACCGGAGGAAAACCACCTCCAATTCCTGCAGGGTTTGGTAAAGAACAAATGATATTTAATCCAACTGGACTTGGTAGATATATTTTAGGTTCACCTGAAGCAAGAGCTGTTGGAGCAGTAGCTAAAGGTTCTGGTAAAATAGGTGGTACAATTAAAAAAGTAGCGTCAGGTCTTGCTAAGTCTCCATTAACAGTAGGGTTTTTAGGTTATCAAGGATTAAAAGCACTTGGTCCAGATGGAAAACCAGTTGAAGGAGCAGAAGATACAACAAACGAAATAAAAAGAGTAGATACTATAGGAGCAGGAGAAGGCACAACAGGTGGTAGTGTTACTGAAAATCCTAATAAAGCAAAACAAATTCAAGAAGACAGAATAGCAAAAACAAAAAAACGATATTACGAACTTATGGGCATAGATAAAATGAAAAAAGATGCTGCGTACGATTCATTAATAGATGCAAGTAAAATTGTACAACAAGAAGGTGCAGACCTTAAAGGTGCAATTAAATCTGGTAGTTTACAAAACCAAATTATAAGTGCCATATCTAAAAACTTAGATAAGTCTGCTGATATCAAACGACAGATAGATGCTGCAATATTAAAAGGTGAGATACAAAAAGATATTGCATCTGCAGATAGCTTAGACAGAGATCTTAAAAAAGCTAGAATTAAAACTCTTGAAAGAGGAGAAAAACAAGCAAGCGCTTCTGGTCAAATAGCAGCGGTGGTAGCTAAAGATGGAACTATTAGCGGAGCTCAAACAGCAGCGATACTAAGAGCAGATGGTGTTACGTACGACGGCGTATTACAAGATAAATTATTTAACAATTTTAAAAAAGATAATCCTGCTGCAGATGAAATAGATTTTATGATCGCCAAAGGTAAAGATCTTGACGATGGAAAATATGTTATCGGTGCAAGACTTATTGAAAAAAAAGGTAACGAAGTAGCCTTCATAGTATAGGAGGATTAAATGGCTTCCATTGAAGACGTATTTTACGGTAAATCAAGTAATAATAATAAAGTTGGTACATTAGAGTCTGTATTGTCTGGTGTTGCATCAGGTTTAATTGCAATACCAAAAGGTTTCTTTTCTTTAGGTGCAACACTTTTAGATCTTGGTGTTGATAGTGGTGCAGCTGCAAAAGTAGAACAATACTTTGATGATCTTACAGAGTTTGATGAGAAAGCAGAAGCAACAGCTGCCGGTAGAATTACAGAAGCATTAGTAAACATTGGTATACCTGGTGGTGTAGGTTTTAAAGTAGCATCTAGAATGGCAGGTGATGCTATGAAAGCTGCACGAAATGGTAAGTATGTAAAATTATCTAATCCAAATTTAAAAAAAGGTATGGACCAAGCTGTTTCATTAAACACACGTGGTAAAACAAATAAATTTATTGCAGGTGCATTAGGGGGTGGTTTAGCAGAGGGTGTATTCGTAGGTGATGTAGAGAAAGTTGGTACGTTTGGTGATCTTATTGGTGGACCAACAGCAGTTGATAGATCTACAGATGACGATGCAACAAGAGAATTATTAAACAGAGTTAAGTTTGGTTTTGAGGGTGCATTATTTACTGGTGTTATAGGTGGCACAGGCACCCTGGTTAAGAAACTAACAAACAGAAACAAACAATTAGATGTAGCAAACTCTAAACTAGATAGATTTATAGATAGAATTGCATCGGGGTTCAGGGCACGAAGCGGTAAGTCACAAGAGTTTTTTGATCTTGAAAGAACATCTATTGGTGAAAGAGCTGCAGATGCTGCAGGTGCAAGAAACATATCTAGAGAATTAGATCAAGCAATCGATAAAGTATTTGCACCAACAAGAACTGTATTTAATCAGGCAGCTGCAAAAGACAGACAAAAATTATTAAATGAAATAAATGATTTATTGTTATCTGGTGATCCTAAACTAGACGATCTTGGTGTTGCTACATTTGGTAAATTAGACGAAACAAAAAAAGCTGCATTAGTTAAAAAATTAAAAGATTTAAAAGTAGACGACGAAGTTACAACAGATATACTTGGTGGTTTATCTGCAATAAGAAGTAGATGGTCAGACCTATTTTCTAAATTAGGAAGATCATTAGGTAAAAATGAAATACAAGAATTTAAAAAATTATTTGGTGGTAAATTTAAAAATTATCTTGGGTCTACATATGACATATTTCAAAACCAAAGTATCTTTCCATGGGCAAGATACAAACCCACACAAGAAGCAATAAACGAAGCTAAAGAAGTATTTAAATCGAGTGCAAAAGAAGCAGGTGAAGAGCTCACAGATTTACAAGCAGAACAAGCTGTAACCAGAGTATTAAAAACTGCAAGACTACCAAAAGGTATTAGAATGGATAAACCATCTGATGCTATATTTTCTGTACCAGATTTTTTTGTAAACAGAACTACAT